ACTAAATAGTGTCAAACCGAGGAAGCGTTTCTCTCCTTGGGCGAAAAAAGATTCTATTGATTATCTTGATGTAGTCAAAGAGTATTATGGTTATAATGACGATAAAGCTCTCCAAGCACTCAGGATTCTCACCAAGGATCAGCTAGATCATATTACAAAGGTATTGAATAAAGGTGGAAAGAGATGAGTGTTGAAACTGAAATCCAGTGGAAGCAAACTGATATGGTTGAAGTGGTTCTGAATGAACCCGACGACTTCTTGAAAGTGAGAGAAACTCTGACAAGGATTGGAGTGGCATCGCGCAAAGAAAAGAAGATCTATCAGTCTTGCCATATCTTGCATAAACAAGGTAAGTATTATATTGTTCATTTCAAGGAGCTGTTTGCCCTTGATGGTAAGAACACTAATCTATCGTTGAATGATATTCAGCGCCGTAATCGTATCATTCAACTTCTGAGTGATTGGGGATTGATTACAATTGTAACTCCAGAAAAGATTGAAGATCTTGCTCCCCTCAATCAGATCAAAGTTCTTGCCTTTAAAGAAAAGGATGAATGGACTCTGGAAAGTAAGTACAACATCGGAAGAAAAAAGACAACGGTTGAGTAAACCGTAGTATTCATGGGGGGTTTCAACACCCCTCTTTTTTTATGTTCTTGTATAATTAAATGTGTGATGCCTAACGGGTCACAGATAAACGTCGCTTTTTAGGACTATGGTAACATTTAATTGGGAAACTTATACACCGCATTCTATTGGGTTCGATGAAACATTCAGAAGACTGGAAGCTCTTGCTGGAAATGGATCGAGTTATCCACCTTACAACGTGGTTAACGGAGACGATGGCACAACCGTACTTGAAGTCGCTCTTGCTGGATTTGCAAGCGAAGAGATTGAGGTCTCTACTGAACGACATGTTCTGACGGTATCTGCTTCAAAAGAAAAACGAGAAAAGGAAAGGAAGTATCAACACAAAGGAATTTCTCAGAGATCATTTACTCGCAACTGGCAGATGGCAGAAGATGTAGAAGTTGATAGTGTGGATTTTAAAGATGGTCTCTTGACAATTGTGTTAAGGAAAGAACTTCCCGAGAAACAGAAGAAGAAAAAATGGTTCTAAATATTCGGGGCACTTGACGTGCCCCTTTTTTGATGTTACACTAGTATCAAACTGATAATAACTATGGCAGTATCAATTCTTACTTTGAAAACTGGTGATCGTGTTATTGCAGAGCTAAAAGAAATCTTCGATGGCGAGGGAGAAGACCGAAAAGGAATTTGTCTTCTCATGGAAGAACCATATATTCTTACTCTGGATAGCACAACGCCCCAATATTTGACCGAGCAGATTGGATCTGAATATCAAATTCGATTTAGTAAATGGAATCCATATTCATCTGATTGGCAGTACAAGATTCCATATGATTGTGTAATGACAATCAGCAATCCAGAACCAGGATTGCAAACAGCATACGAAAACAAAATTGCACAAAAGCGAGAACTAGAAAATGACGGAACAGAATCAACTGAAGACTAATCATAATGTTCGTGTAGTAACTATTACTACAGGAGAAAGGATTCTTTGTCTATTTGGTGAAGTAAAAGATGATGAGAGAGTAGTTGGATACCGACTGATTTATCCATTTACACTATCACTTGGAGATCAGAATGAAGATGGGACTATTCCCATCAAATATACTAGGTGGTGTCCATATAGTCCAATTCAAGAACATAGAATTTCTGGTGATCATATTATCAGCGTTGTTTATCCAGATAATGGTATTCTTGATAACTATGTTGGTGAATTGAAGCAATTTGGATTTACTGAAGAACAACTTTTCTACCCTGAGGAAACTGATGGAAATAGCGGCGAATCTACTGAAGCTGGCGAATGAGTGGATCATCGCTCAGGTAGAACCAGTTGAAGGGGACACTTTGCCAGGTGACCCCGACGTGTGGATGATAGAACCATACGTGCTAGACTATGAAGGTCAGATCAGTCCATGGGCACCCTATGCTGCTGAACGTGAGTTCAACGTCAGGTCTTCGGATCTGACTGTTGTTACCAATCCAAGTAAGCAGTTGCTTGCTCGTTATCTTGAATGTCTTGAATGAAGTTTTACACAAACGTTGAACAAGCTGGCAACCGTTTGCTGGTCCGTGGTTATGAAAATGGCAATCGCTACAGCGTCAGGGTTCCTTTCAACCCTACGCTGTATTTGCCTACAAAAAACTATTCAGAATGGCGCACTCTTGAGGGTGACTGTGTGGAACCTCATCAGTTTGGTTCCATCACAGAAGCACGAGATTTTGTGAAACAATATAAAGAAGTTGATGACTTTGAGATCTATGGAAACTCACGCTTCTTGTATCAGTACATAGCAGAACAGCATCCTGAGGATGAAGTTAAGTTTGACTCCTCAAAGATTCGTGTATTCACAATCGATATTGAGACTGCTGCAGAAAACGGATTCCCCGACATCGAAACTGCTGATCAGGAAATCCTTGCCATCAGTATCAAAGACAGCTTCTCTGGTCGCATTACTGTGTTTGGAGCGAGAGCATTCAATAACGCAGATGCCATGGTGGATTACATGCATTTCCGATCAGAAGAAAGCATGTTGGGTGCCTTCCTGGATTATTGGCAGGAGAATTATCCTGATGTAATTACTGGTTGGAACGTGCAGTTGTTCGACATGCCGTACATTCACAACCGCGTTGATCGTATCCTTGGAGAGAAGTTTGTAAAACTACTATCTCCTTGGAAACTCGTATCGAAGCGTGAGATCTTTATCAAGGGTCGTAAGAACTTCTCTATCGATATGCTTGGCATCTCTACGCTTGATTATCTTGAGCTGTATAAGAAATTCACTTATACAAACCAAGAGTCCTATCGTTTGGATCACATCTGTAATGTAGAACTTGGTGCAAAGAAACTCGACCACAGCGAGTATGACACCTTCAAAGAGTTCTATGAAAGTGACTGGCAGAAGTTTATTGAATACAACATTCATGACGTTCGCCTGGTAGATCAACTAGACGACAAGATGAAGTTGATCGAACTTGCTTTCACTATGGCATACGATGCTAAGGTGAATTATGAGGATGTGTTTTCTCAGGTTCGTATGTGGGACAACTACATCTACGTTGAACTGCTAAAGCGTAAGGTCGCTATCCCTCCTAAGAAGGAAGCAACTAAAACTGAGAAGTATGCTGGCGCATATGTGAAGGAGCCTATTCCTGGTTTCTATGATTGGGTGGTGAGTTTTGACTTGAACTCTCTATATCCTCACCTGATCATGCAGTACAACATCTCACCAGAAACTCTGTTGGACACCAGACATCCCAAAGCAAACGTAGATCTCATGCTTCAGAAGAAGATTGAGATTGACGGTGAATATGCTGTGTGCCCCAACGGTGCTCAGTATCGCAAAGATGTTCATGGTTTTCTTCCTCAGATGATGAAGAAGATGTATGATGGTCGTGTGATTTTCAAGAATAAAATGCTTGAGGCAAAGAAGCAGTACGAGAAAACTCCTACTGTGGAACTAATGAAAGAGATCGCCCGCTGTAATAACATTCAGATGGCACGTAAGATCTCTCTTAACTCCGCTTATGGTGCTATCGGTAACGAGCACTTCCGCTATTATCGTCTTGCTAATGCAGAAGCGATTACTCTTTCTGGTCAGCTCTCTATCCGCTGGATCGAGAACAAAATGAACGAGTATCTAAATAAACTTTTGCAAACAGAAGATAAGGATTATGTCATCGCATCCGACACTGACAGCATCTATCTTAACCTTGGACCTCTTGTTACTAAATTCTTTGGTAATAAGTCTGGCGATAAAGCAGCAATTGTTGGGATACTTGACAAGATCTGTCAAGACAAGTTGGAGCCGTTCATCGAATCCTCTTATCAGGAACTTGCGAATTATGTTTCGGCATATGAGCAAAAGATGAGTATGAAGCGTGAGAACATCGCTGATCGTGGTATCTGGACTGCGAAGAAGCGTTACATTCTCAACGTTTGGGATAGTGAAGGTGTTAGATATAAAGAACCCAAGATGAAGATCATGGGTCTTGAGACAGCACGATCTTCCACCCCAGCTTATTTTAGGGACAAGTTGTATGCAGCGTTTAAGATTATTATCGGCAAAACAAATGATGAACTTATCAATTTTATCCATGATGTCCGAGCAGAAACCAAAGAAAGACCATACAGCGAAGTCGCGTTCCCAAGAGGCGTCAACAATCTGGCAAAGTATCGCCATCCCACCGAAATCTACAGGGAGAAAACCCCAATCCAAGTAAGAGGTGCCCTTCTCTACAATCATTATGTGAAGAAGTACAAGATTGAAAACAAGCATCCTCTCATTCAGGAAGGAGAGAAGATCAAGTTCATGTATCTCAAGACTCCTAATCCCATTCATGAGAATGCTATTAGCTTCTTTGGTGAACTGCCTAAAGAGTTTGGTCTTGAGAAGTACGTGGATTATCAGACACAATTTGAAAAGTCGTTCCTCGAACCGCTCAAAAATGTGTTAGAATGTATTGGATGGCAACACGAAAAAACCATTACGATTGGGAGTTTCTTTGAATGAACATCTGGGTGGTGAGTTGGACTAATCATGTCGTTGGGCAGATCGGTCCAGAAAATGTTAAATGCTTTGAGGAGTACGAAACTGCCAGAGCATTTGCAAAAATGATGAGTAGTAATTACTCTTACGTAAACATGTATGAAGATGAGGTAACTAAATGGGATTCCTAGATACAGTAATTAAAGAGTCTGGAAATGAGTTCGCTAGCGTTGTTAGTGATGGTGTTGCTGCTGGCGACATCACTACTTTTGTCGATACTGGCTCTTATATTTTTAACGCACTCGTTAGTGGATCTTTGTTTGGTGGAATCCCGTCAAATAAGGTTACTGCCCTCGCAGGTGAAAGTAGCACGGGCAAAACTTTCTTTGCTCTTTCTGTTGTTCGCAACTTTCTTGATGCTAATCCCAGCGGCGGGGTCATCTATTTTGAATCTGAGTCGGCAATTTCTCGGGAGATGATTGAGACTCGTGGTATTGATTCCAAGCGCATGATTATCATGCCTGTGGGAACAATCGAAGAGTTCCGTACCCAAGCCTGTCGTATCCTCGACAAGTATATGAAGGAACCTAAAGATGAGCGAGTGCCTATGCTATTCGTTCTCGATTCTCTTGGTATGCTTTCTACCTCCAAAGAGATGGAGGATGTTGCCAACGACAAGCAGGTTCGTGACATGACTAAATCTCAGCTCATCAAAGGTGCATTCCGTGTGCTAACCTTGAAACTGGGTCAAGCAGGTGTGCCTATGATTGTTACTAACCACACTTATGATGTGATTGGTTCTTATGTTCCAACTAAGGAAATGGGTGGCGGTACTGGTCTGAAGTATGCTGCTTCTACTATCATCTATCTTGGCAAGAAGAAAGAGAAAGATGGAACTGAAGTTGTTGGTAACATTATCAAGTGTGAAGCGAAGAAGTCCCGTCTAACAAAGGAAGGTAGCAAAGTTGAAACCAGACTCTATTTTGATCAACGTGGATTGGACCGCTATTACGGACTACTGGAACTGGGTGAGCAATACGGAGTATTCACCCGCAAAGGCAATCGGATCGTTGTTGGGGAATCTTCCGTTTATCCTTCTGTTATTCTTGCTGATCCCGAGAAGTACTTCACAGAAGAAGTGATGGCACAACTTGAAGAAGCAGCAAAACAAGAGTTCTCCTATGGCAGTTGAGCGTATTGAAGAAACTATCTTGCGTAATCTTCTTTTTAATGAGGAGTATTATCGCAAGGTGGTTCCTTTCCTAAAAGCAGAATATTTTAATGAATATCATGAACGAATCTTATTCGAAGAGGTTGCTGACTTTGCCAGTAAGTACGACAAAGTACCTACTCAAGAAGTTCTCTCAATCAACCTTCAGTCTAGAAACGATCTTACAGAAGATACATTCCAGAGTTCGCTATCTACCCTCAAGTCCCTTGGAGATGAATGGGTTGATTTCAACTGGCTCCTTGACTCCACAGAAAAGTGGTGTCAAGACAGAGCAATCTATCTCGCCCTCATGCAATCTATCAAGATCGCAGATGGAGGCGATAAGAAACTATCAAAAGATGCGATCCCAGGTATCTTACAAGAGGCCCTGGCAGTATCGTTCGACGAACACATAGGCCACGATTATATTGAACAAGCAGAAGCACGCTATGAGTTTTATCACAGAACTGAAGAAAAGATCCCGTTCGATCTTGAGAAGTTCAACTTCATTACCAAAGGTGGTCTCCCTAATAAGACTCTCAACATCGCTCTTGCTGGTACAGGTGTCGGGAAAAGTCTATTCATGTGCCACATGGCTAGTGCCTGCCTCACTCAGGGGTACAACGTACTCTACATTACATGTGAAATGGCAGAGGAGAAGATTGCTGAGCGAATTGACGCAAACCTTCTGAACGTAAATGTCAAAGATATTCCTGAACTACCTGAAGTTCTCTTTACTTCTAAGGTTCAAGAGATCGCTAGGAAGACTAGAGGCAAACTTATTATCAAAGAGTATCCAACAGCATCCGCACACGTCGGACACTTCAAGGCACTACTCTCAGACCTTTCCTTAAAGAAAGACTTCAAACCACAAATCATCTTTGTGGATTACCTAAACATTTGTGCTAGTGCGAGGTATAAAGGTGCGATTGTCAATTCTTACACGTATGTCAAAGCGATTGCTGAAGAGCTGCGCGGTCTTGCTGTGGAGAATAATGTACCTATTGTCTCTGCTACTCAAACTACTCGTAGTGGTTATGGTAATAGTGACCCTGACCTTACCGATACTTCTGAGTCTTTTGGTCTTCCTGCCACTGCTGACTTTATGTTTGCCCTTATCTCTACTGAGGAACTTGAACAACAGGGTCGCATCATGGTCAAACAACTTAAAAACCGATACAACGACCCAACTGCCTCTCGAAAATTCATGGTGGGAATTGACAGAGCGAAGATGAAGCTGTATGATGTAGCAGACGATGCTTCATCAATCAGTATCGATGCCGAAGATCCTGGTGAGGAATTCGCGCAGTTTCAACAAACACAAAACCGTCTATCTAAATTTGCTGAGTGGAATGTATGACTATTGAATTTTCTCGTTATGAAGAGTTTGTGGCAGCAGTTACAAGCAAAGCTTCTACGAACTTTGTTGACTTTGCTGATCGAATTGGCGAGCTTGATCGTGAGGGCGCCAATATTGAACGACTGCTTACTGCTGGCGTTGGCATTAACGCTGAGGGCGGTGAGTTTCTTGAGATCATTAAGAAGATGGTTTTCCAAGGTAAGCCTTGGAACGACGATAACCGAGAGCATCTTATTATTGAGTTGGGTGATATTATGTGGTATGTCGCTCAGGCAACTCAAGCATTAGGAATTTCTATGGAACAGGTGCTGGATGGTAACATTCGCAAATTGTCCAAACGGTATCCTGAAGGCACATTCGACGCCTACTACTCTGAAAACCGAGCAGCAGACGACCGCTGATTTGCTATGATAGGGGGGAACCTAAATAAGGGTGACCCCCTTTCTCCGTAGATGGCAACCCAGAACAAGCACCTGGAGCACCTGGAGGACGAGCTGATTAATTATGGGTATAATGGATATGTCGCCTCCAAGGATCTAATTCAAAGCTTTATTGATGAACTTGGCGGGCGTCCTACTGGCAACGTCAAGGTTACTACCAAATGGGATGGCGCTCCTGCTGTGGTTTGTGGCATCGACCCAGAGAGCGGAAACTTCTTTGTTGGCACCAAGTCTGTATTCAACAAGAAAGAACCCAAGGTAAATTTTACCGAAGAAGATATTGATAAGAACCATGGCGAGATCCCTGACCTTGCCAAGAAACTGAAGTATTGTTTGAAGTATTTTCCTGAACTTAACATCAAAGGAGTTATTCAGGGAGATCTTCTTTTCACGGATGAAGACGTTCAAACCAAAACGATTGATGGTGAACGTTTCTATACTGCTACCCCTAACACCTTAACTTATGCTTGGCCTCTAGATAGCGATCTGGGTAAAGCAGTAAACACCGCTAAGATCGGTGCTGTATTTCATACGTATTACGGCGGTACTGGTCCAGTCAATACGTTGTCTGCTGGTTTTGGTGTTGATCAGTTCAATCTTAAATCTACTCGTAACGTATTCCTGGCAACTGCTACTGTAGATAATATCAGCGCCAAATCTGGTCTCACTCCTTCTGAGGAGCGTGTGCTGAAGTCTGTTATCTCTGTTGTTTCTAGATATGCTCCTGCTGCTAAAGAGTTTCTTGAGATTATCGCTCACGAAGCAGGAAAGCAGTTCACACTTGGTTATACCATGAAGCGTTTTACCAACTCCTATGTGAAGGAAGGTAAGACGATTACTAATGTGAATAAGTTCATCGAAGGTTTCACGAAAGCGTTTGAGAAGTCTCTGGTTGAGAAAGTAGAGAGTCTGAAAACTGAGAAGTCTAAGGCACAGTACCGCGATATTCTTGCTAACGGTATCTCCTATTTGGAGAGTAATAAGTCCGCTTTCAAAGCCTTCATCGTGATGTATAACTCCTTCACGAATGCTAAGAACCTGATCAACCTGAAGCTTGCTGGTCTCAGCGATACTCGTGTGTTTCTTCGTAGTGGTGATAACTTTGTGGTTACCAAACCAGAAGGTTATGTTGCTATCGTAGATGGCAAGGCAGTCAAGATTGTTGATCGTCTTGAGTTTTCTCGTGCCAACTTTACGCTTGAAAAGTCCTGGCGTCCTCCTGTTGGCGAAGGTGCAAAGGTCGCCGTATTCACGTTTGGGCGCTTCAATCCTCCTACTACTGGTCATGAGCTATTGATAAATAAAGTCAAGGAGTATGCTGCAGGTAATGATTACTACGTGTTTCCTAGTCATACCACAGATAAAAAAGGGAAGAATCCTTTGACCGCTGCTCAGAAAGTATCTTTCATGCAGATGATGTTTCCTTCTCATAAGAATAATATCATTTTGGATGAAACCATCCGTGATGCTATCAAGGCGTTGAAGTGGTTGGAGGGTAAGGGATATACCGATGCTATCTTTGTGGTTGGTTCTGATCGTGTTCCAGCATTTCAATTTATCAAACAATATAATGGTAAAGACTATAATATGAATACTGTTGAAATCAAGAGTGCTGGTACAAGAGATCCAGATGCTGATGATGTTACTGGTATGTCTGCAAGTAAAATGAGACAAGCAGCTGTTGATGGAGATGTAAAGACTATTAGGAGTGGATTACCAGATAGCGTAAAGAGGGATGATGGATTTGTTGAGATGTATATCGATACTGTACTGTCGGGAATGTCATGAGAATATCCAGAGCACAACTAGACGAAAAACTTAGATCTAGTCTCCCATCAAAATTTTCTAGATTTATCTACACAATTCATGCTATCGAGCATTTGTGTGAAGAGACTTTTGCAGATCTATATGAAACAAAGCAGGGATTTCAGTTTTCTATAGATGATTCTGGAGCTAAAATTCCACTCAATAAAAACGATGGATACATTCAAGGTGCTGAATTTAATCAGCACTTTAGCACTGCAAAAATTAATAAACCAACTCCATTAAAATATAAAATGTTTATTGATGATGGATCTATAACCGATTTGAAAACCAGATCTGTGAGAATACTTTTTATCAATTCCTTGATTCAAAAGATAAAGTCATATTCTAATCTGATGAGATATGGATTGAAGAATGGATTTGTGAATCTTGAAGTTGGTGCTGGGGGCAAAAATCCAACCCTTAATGTTCAGATAAAATACGAGAAAACTATTCTTAATAAGAAGACTGGAAAGAGAGAAAAGAAAGATATCTCTGTTATTCTTAAACTATCTTTGAAGTCTAAATCAGATAGTGGAGAACAATTAGAGACACCATTTAAAAAATTCCTACCAAATAAAGTAAGAAGATTACTTGGAAACAAATTATCATCCAGAAGATTTAAGCAATTGCTTTTAGAATTTATTAATAGTCAACCGATTTCCCAAGCTTCAAAAAGCACATTTATAAAATCTATAGATCATGCTTATGGAAATACAGATTTAAAAGTTCCCAGTATAGGATCTAGTGATTTTAGTTCGGAATTGTTTGAGGTTCTTTCTGCATTAAAGCTTGCTAGAATAATAGAAATGAAGGATGCTGCATTTCTTTCATCTAGACTTGGGTGGACTAGAGAGCAAATCAATTCCGTAAATCCAAATGATGTTAGAATCTATATGCCTATTGCTGCCAACGAACCACTAACTGATTTTGAAGTTTTTTATAACAAAAACAATTCAATAAAGGTTAGTGTAAAATCTAGATTGGCTTCAAATCCTGCTACGATTAAATTTAAAGATGCTTTTGAAAATGAAAAAGAAGTTGGTGATTGGTTTAGGGGACTGGCGAATAAAACGAATTCTTCAAAGGGTTCTGCTATAGTTGCTAGTAATGCTCTTATATACAGAAAGAAGTATAAGAATAAACAAGAAACACTCTTTCCAATAAAAGCATTACATGATTTACTTAAGACTACAGAATTTTCTGGATCATCCTGGACCGATGCTAATAACAGAGCTAATGTTAAAATGGGAAATATTAGTAGACAGCAATTTATATCGATATTGAAAAAGGCAAATCAGTTCATGGGATCTGTGAAGTATAGATATGATCCACTTGATAATTATAATTATACTTCAACAGAGTTATCTTTGATCAAAGTTTTTATCGCTAATAACATCAAATATAAAGATGTTAAAAAAACAAAACAATATGTCGATGCCGCCAATACTAATATGGATATTGACGAGTGGATTAAAAAGTATCCAGCAGAATCAAAACAATATCCATTTTCATTAAACAACTTGGCATACTTGTGTGAAAAGATTGTTGTATCTACATCCAAGGAAGATGGATCGTCAAAGATTAATTTTTGGCAGTTGTTTTATGATAATGTTTTAACAAAAAGAAAAATTTTATATTCTGTTTTATATGAATATACTTCTGGTGAAAAACTTACTCTAGAATATAAGTTTGTATCTATGCTAAATTTTGATAGATACAAATCTTGGGTAGATCTTAGATCTAAGAATAATGCTTTTAATATGCAAGATACTTTAGGAATGAATGTATGAAAGACTTTAGAAAACTACGCGAAGAGGCATTACGCCAACAACAACGCCACCAAGAGGTATTCAAAGAGGGAGACTTTGTTATGTCTTCTCGTAATGGAGAGAAGGGAACCATTCATCGCGTTGGTGGAAACTACGCTATTGTAATCTCTGAAGATGGCGAGATGTTCAGAGAGTGGATCAAGAATATCAGGACTATAAATAATACGAGAAGAACTTTACTATAACGATGCAGTACCAGAAACCAATTAATACAGTTCATAACCAAGATCAGTTTTCATCTGGTTTGATGGAAGCGTATGGTAATTGGATGGGAGGTGATTGTTTCCAAAACACTCAGCCTGTAGAACTCAATCTATCAGAAGCACCTTTTGATGGTATGGATCCTCAGTCACATGGAGCAGAGATTGAAGATATCACAAAGAAAAAGAAAGCTCCTAAGAAAGGTGCTTATGTAGGCCAAGAAAGTGCTCCTAAGAACGAAGAGTATGAGGTTCTGGAAACTGAAGAGTATGAGATTGATGGTGAAGTCTATGTTCTTGAGAAAGTCAAGATGGACGGTAAGGATGACAACGGTTTCAAAACTTGCTGGAAAGGTTATAAGAAGCAAGGCACTAAAGTAAAGGGTGGCAAGGAAGTCAACAACTGCGTGAAGGCTGGTGTTGAGTATGAAGGTGAAGAGGATCTTCAAGAGAAGGCACCTCCTGGCGAAAAGTCTGAGCGTATGGTAAAGCACATTAAGAAGTCATATGCTAAGGATGGCAAACTGACTGATGATGAAAAGTCAATTGCTTATGCTACTGCTTGGAAGCATAAGAATAAAATGAAGAAAGAAGAGATTGAACTAACAGAGAAGAAGTTAGATCCAGTCGGACAAGAAGATAAAGATATCGACAACGACGGTGATCACGATAAGTCAGATAAGTACTTACATGCTCGTCGTAAGAAGATCAGCAAAATTATGGCGATGAAGAAAAAGTCATGAAGAACTTTAGACAATTCCGCGAGGAGTGTGGATGCGATAGCAAAGAACGCAAGGGTAAAAAGAAGGGAACTGTTGAAGTAATGCCTACTGTCAACGATGGACAGAAAGGTATGGTGACAAAGCCAACGAACGAAAGTTATGATAAAGGTGAGTATGATTATGAAGGTGATATGGCAAAGACTCAACTAAAGGGTATTGTCAGGAATGCACAACAACTTCATGATATGCTACAACCTGCGGATAACTTACCAGAGTGGGTTCAGTCGAAAATCACGATGGCGACTGACTATATTCAAACTGCTACAGATTACATGTTGAGCGTAAGAGACAGATAACTATAAATATTTTTGTAGATTTTGGTCTCTAATCATGCTAGGACAACTTGTAGAAATTGTAAAACCACTATTGTTCGCTGCTCTAAATTCTTGCCACACCAAGAAACTAGTAGTTGAACTTCTAGAGCGTTATGTAAATACAACGGATAACGACGTTGATAATCTTATCGCTGGCACCGTAAGAACAGCTCTTCTCAAGAACTGTAAATAATAGAATGGGGGATCTAGGTCCCCCATTTTTATAAATAAAAATTAGAAATCGATAAGTATTCTGGAGTGTATCCATGACCCTGTATAGTCGCGCTGAAACAAACGCACAAAGTTTGAAAACAACAGAGAAGAACTCTGTTGATAAGTACGATTGGGATAATACCCTGATTGTTGACGGCGACAGCACAGTTGCTGGTGCTCAGGGTTATGCAACTGCTGCTCGTAGAACTGTTTATATTGATGATGTAGAAGCAACTCTTGCCGAGAACATCGAGCGTGGTTTAACTGCTCCTGGATGGTGGGAGTATTTCACATACACCGATGCTGATGGCAACACCCGTCATAAGGCACAGCATCTCGTAGCATTCAAAGATGCTCCTGCAAATACTGCCGACCTTGATGATCCAGTTGCTGCTGACGTAGCATCTGCCATTACTATTTCTGCACAACCAACTAACCAGTCAACCAAAACTCCTGCTGGCGGTATTCTAACTGTTGATACTATTGGTGCTGCTGATGCTCTAAGAACCGCTGGCACATACACTATTGCTGCTACCGATTACATCACCGATGCTGCTGGAACTGGCGCTACATTCAGCGTAGTTGTTAATGGTTCTGGTGCTGCTACTGTAACAGTAACTGGTGCTGGTTCTGGTTTCGTTGTTGACGAAACAATCACCATCGATGATGCTGATCTAGGTGGTGGCGGTGCTGCTGATCTAACCTTCGACGTTGCTACCGTTGCTACTGCTGCTGCTACCTTTACAATTACTGCTGCTTCTGATTCTGGATCGGTTGTTTATCGGTGGCAAGTT